AAGGCACATAGCGTACTAGCCTCCATAAGAATCGTCAAGATTATTTTCCTCTCTCCTACTTTTTAGTCAACAAGATTTCGTCATGACAAAAGATTTTTATATTCTTCATAGAGTTCTTCTAGGTCTGAGACTGAATGGTGGGTGCGAATATTTTTGGCTTTTTCTAAGTATCTATATCTCTTTGGAAATTCCTTCTTGAACCACGCCCCCGCTTCCGTGGGTTCGTGATGCCATTTTCCTATGTGGCAGTGATAACAAAGTAGAATCATATTTTGTAAATCAAACTTTAAATGAGGGTACGCACCTTTGGATTTAACGTGAGATTTCTGTGAATCTACTCCATGAACCTCTTTACCACACCACGCACATCTATTATGAAACTCTTTCCTTACAAGCTCTCTGGTTATGTCGTCTAGTTTATCTTCTATCTTTTTTCTTGGTGTTTTCATTGCATGTACTTTGTTGAAAGAAATACTTGAACCCCATGTCCGAAGTCATCTACGTTTCCATGTTCTACCCAATCTGCGAGTGTTGACTTAAACGATTTCTTCTTCGTTACAAGAACTATCTTTTTAACGTCGTTATTCTTAAGTCTATCTATGACCTCTTTTTGCACGCCAAATCCAAAGAATTTCATCATGAAGTGCTCCATCTTTACATCACGAAAATAAGTATCCCCAACTATCTCACCGCATGTAACCATCTTGTTTTTACCTTTATCAAATGTTTCTATAATCATAGGAGTCCTTGCTCCTCAAAGTAAGAGAAGATGTCGTGGCAAACTGTATCAACGATGTTTCTAGCCTTATCCCTTAACTTCTTAGAATTATGTACGATTGCAAAATCTGTCTTGTCTGTGTGTTGGTTGTATCTCACAAGGTAGGCAGAGTCCACTTTTATTCCTTTAAGCTCACACAAGAGAAAGTAGAGCGGAATCTGACCTGTTCTTGCCCACTCCAAGGAATCTGACACTCCCGTCTTCCACTCATAGAAAATAGGCTCATCTAAACAGTCAATTACTCCTTTTAAATCACATATCTCATTATAGGGAACTACTATCTCAAACTCAGGCTTAGGGTCTTTAAACTTAGCCTTAAAATTCATGTAATTTGGAAGGGTCTTGAAGTTCTTAATTGATTCGGATATTTCATCGTGGTATTTTTTTCCAGATTCCATAGCGGGGGTGCCAACTCTATCAACATGGAAGTAGCAATCCACCATGCCTTGTATATCTCCACGTTCAAAGAGTTGTATCAAGCTGTGCGACAGGCGTATTTTCTTCATCTTGTTCTCCATAAATTATAGATAACACATCTTCCCTTGGCTTTTCACTTATGCCTTCTGGTAGTTCTCCTACCTCTTTAACATACTTATCCACCTTATCTGTATCAACTGAGTAGTATTCTTTCTTTTTCAAGAAAGGTAACGCCCCCTCTTTATTCTTCCAGTCGTATTCATACTTAGCACCATATTTTCTGTATATACACTTAACATTCTCCCCTATTACACCTTTAAAGTTGGGATTCAGTTCTTTACCTGCTTTACCTATAGCCTCTTTGACACTATCTTCTAGTGCTTGAAGCATAACTATCATCTCATGTAGTTTAAGTAGCGACTCTTCTGCTTTTGGCTTGAAAATAAACTTCCCCGATTCAACTGCTAGAGCCTTCATTTCCTTGGGGTCTATAGTAATTATCTCGTTCATAAAAGACTCCTTATTTCTTTAATTATTCTACGCTTTTTGTTTTTTCTATATTCCCTTGCTCTTATTGCATCCATTGCCCTTGCCTCTGCTGTATGTCTCCATATCTCTCGGTAGCACTTCCTACAGTAACCTGAGTGATTCCTTGATGTTATTACCTCATCACAGAGGGTATTGACGCATTTTCGCATACCTTTAAACCCACTTACGTAAATGTTTATTATTCTACGACCTTCCTCTAAAAGATGACTAATATAAGCATTTTCCTCCCCTTCACTCTTTAGGAGTTTCTCGTATTTGTCTAGTGCTTTTTTTCTTCTTTCGTATATTGAGCTACTCATATATGTTTCTTAAATGGTCCATTGGTGGTGGTAATTCTTACGGCTTTTCCGACAATCTTGGCGCTCCCACCACATATAGGACAAATATCTGTCTCTGAACGCAAAGGATGTCCATACTTCTTTTCATAATCCCTATTACATTTTTGGCAATATAAATTATTCATAAGACCTCATTATAATCTGCGTAATCTGACTTACAACCCTCTCCTCCATGTAGTCAAACCATTTGCGTTTGTTCCTGGCTACTGGGTACGAGTACTCCACAAGTTCCGAGATTAAAACATGAACCAGTTCGTGAACTATATCCGCCTCCTCAACAATCTTTGGCCTCTCAGCTTTTATTGTTGCAGTACAGTAATCAGGGTAAGCCTCGGTAGTCATTGCGGTTACGAAGTTCCCCTTAGGATTTTTGTCCTTTTTACTCTGGACTACAATGTTCCAGTTACTTAGTCCTAGTATGTTTTGCCACTTTTTTATGGCTATCTGTATCTCGTGCTTGGTCATAAAATAGACTTACTGGTGGTGGCAAGGATTTGCACCTTACATGTGCGTATACTCCCGTAGTGTTAAGGGTAGGCAGGATTATACTCCGCCCTCGCATTTACCCGCACCTCGTAGCCCAGTACCCACACTACAGTTTCTTGCGTCTACCTTTTCCGCCACGAGCCTATTCAATATTTAATGTTCCTAATCATAGATAATGATTTTCTTATCTATGGTTCAATCATATACACCTATAAATCACTTACCTTTCTCACCATTTTTCTTGGTATAACTAAAACATTCCCATACTGGGTGTCGCTTGTTGATTGTGCTATCACCACAACCTTGTTTGTCTTTTTAACAAGAAAACCGACACTCTCACATAAACCTAACTCATCAGCAAAGTCGTCTTTATTAACCCAAACTTGATTGTCTGTTCCTGAATCTTCCCAAGTAACTTTAACTATTTTCATCCTTCCTCCTTTACTGACTTACTAAATAGGTTCTTTCTTAACTGATATAAGTCTTGTCTATAGTCACATTCCTCACAAACAGCTACCCCAAAGAAAACCCTAATGCTTTTGTTTTTACATTTGGGACACTTCCCTGTTTCGGTCGGGTCTATAAGCGATATCACATCTACATCTATTTCCTTTACTTTTTTTTCCTTCATAAATGTGTTATATTAAACTTATTACGATTACAGAACTATCAAAAGGCAAGTTTACTTCCTGCGAGAATGTCTGTATTTTTTTTACTTTCCTTCATATATCCTTCCCAGACTTACTCTCAACCTTACCCATTACCCCGTCATCTACTTCTTCATCTTCCAAATATTTAATTGCGTTTTTTATCTGTTCTTCCACTACAGGAAGCAAAGCAATACCTATATGCTTAATATTCTCTATATTCAATAGTGCATTTTCTAACCACTCTAAAGCCTTATCATATTTTTCTTCATTTATTTCTTTCATTTCTTCTCACCCCCAGACTTACTCTTAAATAACTTATTTACAAGTTCTAAAAGCATTTGTTTTCTCTCTTTACCTGTTAATTCGTTATCCCCTGTATCTCTAAATACCTCCCAAATAGGACTATTCATTATTATTTTCTTTATTTTATATTTACTCATTTACTTTGTTCCCCCAGACTTACTCTTGAGGTGTGGTCTACGCCTTAAAATGTAAGGTATAAATAACCTCGTACATCTATTTTCCTGCTCGTATGTAAGTCCGCTAAAATGGGAATACCACTCATTAGTTACATCTTCCCCATTAAAAAAGAAGTGTCCTTCGTCGTTTGATGTTATAAAGTATTTCTTTTTCATTTATTCTCCTTACTCTTGAGGTATTCTTGTAAATGGTGATTGGGTCGTAACATCAACATATTATGGTCTATCCATCTAGTGTAATCCTTTAGACTATCTTCCCTTATTTTTTCACAGGTTTCATTCCAAACTACTTTTATATCATCTTGTTTCTCACCAATAAGTTTAGACTCAAACCAAGCCCATACCTCATCAGAAGCCCAACAAGCCTCACCCTTAAACTTTTCTTCAAACTCCTTCTTCAAAAGGTTGGTATCTTTAGTCATTTGTACCCTTTCTTCTGCTTTGTTGGGTTGGCAATAACTACAATTCTCTGGATGCACACCATACGCTTGTTTGTAGGGACAATCGTCTTCCCTACTAACACTTTGGGTTTGAGGTTGGAGATGGGGGTTTTGTTTCAGATATTCGTCTACCCATAAATCGTGAAACGCCCCAATAACACCTACAATACGAGGTGATTGCTTATCTTCGTCTATATCCACCAACCATTTTGTATAGTCATTCAATAACTTTTCCACATCAACACTTTGGGTGAGGGTTGAAAAGCAAGCCTTGTAAAGTGCCTTCGCTATCTTACTTTTACTGTACTTATAGATACCGTTACATCTGCATACTTCTTCTTGAAACTGATACCAATCATTAGAGTCAAATAAATGCCACATAATATTGGGGTAAGATAACTTATTTCTGCCTTTTATTTTACCTCCTTTAGTGAACTCATTGTAAAACCTTTCGGCTATAGTTGTAGGTGCCTGTTCTCCCTCTTTGCGTTCTCTATATTCCCACATAGTTTCCACTATTCCATAGTCATGCAGGACTTTGCGTACTATTTCTTTTATCTGTTCCCTTTTATCCGTATTATCCTTTAACTTATTAGGGTTGGTACTATTGTTAGTCATTTTTATCCTTTCTCTGATAAGTAGTCTTTATATTTCTGTTCCATTTCTCCTCTAAATAATCCGCCTGTATTATTCTCAAACCAAACAGCAAACTCCCTTACTGCCTCTACCTCACACTTGTGAATGAGGGTGTCAAGGTTCTTGAAACTCATTACATCTATTTCTGTTTCTCTCACTAACCTCTGTGCCTCCCAATCAGTAGTGAAGTCTTTAACATATAAGTTTCTAAAGTCCTTTTTTAGTGCTTCTTTTATTTCCATTATTTCTCCCTTAATAAAGTTAATACCAAACAAGCTATGATGATTACGCCACCTATAATATTTAATATTGTTCCTTCTGTCATTATTTCTCCCTTAATAACTTAATAGACTCTATTGCTTCATTTCGTGCATCATTCCATATACTACCCTTTGGATATTTCATCTCATTTAACACCCCCAATATCTCATCTATAGTCTTGTTGCGTTCTTCTTTAAAGAGTTTATTGATTCCGTTCTTTGTCTCAAAAATATCTTGTACTACTACATCAAATGAGACTAACTCTGTTCCATCAGGAGTAAAAGTTCTAGTCAACATCTTTGTATGTTTATCAATTGTTTTCATATATTCACATCCTTTATTTAATAGTCGCCTCGTAGGTTTCTCCATCTACCTCTACTTTGACTACTTTTCCGTGTAGGGATTTCTTTTCAGGTTCGTCTTCTCCAAACTCCGCATCACCCTTATAGATAAGTTCGTTGTTATCGTCTATTTCTACATACTTTATTTCCTCTTTATTGTATCTAACACCAAAGAAATACCCAGCAAGTAGCTTTAGTTTGCCAGAAACCCTTGCATTGCCAGAAACCCATGCATTGCCAGAAACCCTTGCATCGCCATAAACCCATGCATCGCCACAAACCTCTGCATTGCCAGAAACCCATGCATTGCCAGAAACCCATGCATTGCCATAAACCCTTGCATCGCCAGAAACCCATGCATCGCCAGAAACCCTTGCATTGCCATAAACCCATGCATCTCCAAAAACCCCTGCATTGCCATAAACCCATGCATTATCTTCTTGGGATAGGTTCCCTTCTTTCTCTACAAATCCTCCTAAATCACCTTTACTAACACTCCCAAAGTCCTTCTCAGCTTTTATTCTGAATAGGGTCAAACCAAGTACTTCTTTAGTTTCTTTTGTTAAACTATATTTCTTCATATTACCCTTTCATAAACCTTAAATAAGTAACTCCTCTAAGTTAGGTACAGGCTCATTAACCATGTCATCTACTTGTTCCTTGTGCCACTTTTCAGCCCATTCAATAATGTCATCAATATCTTGTACGCCTATCCATTCTACATATGTATCAGGTAAGTCATCATCAAGTGCGTTTGTATCTTCTTCACACTTTCCCATTAAATACTCGTTAAATGTTTCTTTCATCTTAAACCTCCATTAAAATATGCGTAACTAACTACGCAAAAGAAAGCAACTACAACACCTGATATGGCTATAAGTAGGTTCTCGTGCTTATAAGATTACTTACCTAAAACGCTACTAATCTTTGCTGATGCCTCACTTCTCGTCATGCCTTCTTCCCATAGGTTCTTCTGTTTTAATAGTCTTATTTGGGCTTCTGTAGGCTCAGAACTAGAACTGGGAGCGTCATTCCACTTGATATAATCACACCCTGTTGCTGTCTTGTTCTCAAAGTCCCAACCTGATGTTGAACACTTCAATCCTGACTTACCTGTCTTAGTTGTGAACTCTTTTAATGGGTTACCACACTTAGGACAATCTTCTTTTGTTGTTACTAAAGGAACCTGCTTTGCACTCCCATACTTCTTATCAGCTGTATACCCACGAGTGATAAATCCCTCTTCTAAATCAATCATTAACTCAAACAACTCTGCTTCATCATTTCTTCTAACTGTGAAGAGTAATGGGTAGCCCTCTTTAGATACAAGGTTGTATGTTACTGAACTTGTAGCTTCGGGCATCTTATCTTTATCAAAGTAACTTCCTATCTCATCAAATTCTGCTTTCTCTTTACTCATTTATAACCTCCTCTGGTAACAATACATAATCCTCCCCTACAATATCTGCTTCACTTATAATCCATCTATGGTCTGCACCATCTCTATGAATGTGAAGTATTTCTGCTTTCATAAATACGTAGTCATCATTTGCCCATTCTAGTTTAGTGACCTTCTTTCCGTTTACTATTTCTTTTATAGCATCGTAAAAGTTTAAGCTCCCAACTTCTTGAGGCATATCCTTTACACTAGGCGACATCATTGGTGTTTCTAAACTCATGTTTTACCCTTTCATGTTTAACTATATACTGAACTCTAGCAGGTGAAACTTGGTACTTAGTAACGAGTTGTGTATTGGACATACCTGCTTGTTTGTCTTTATACAGCTCTATATTTCTTTGGTTGTACCACTCCTTGTTAGATGCGTTAGCGTGATACTCACCAGGATTTATTGAGTAATTCATATGATTGGATACTACTACATTACTGTAACAGTGTCAATACCTATTCACCTTCCTTGAAACTACAATTTTCTAATCTATTTAATATGTCTATCCATCTCTCTGACCTAACTGCAACCCATGTACTCCAACCTGACCTAGACCATACTGTATGTGCTGTTTTGATATTCTTTATTGGGTCTGTCAAGTCTAACAAACTAAATTCGGCTAACCAATGAGAATTTAATTGGAACAGTGAAAAGTCCACAGTATTATTCGTATTTACATTGATTGCATTGACATTCCCACCACTTTCAGCATACATAGTAGCAATAGCAAGTAAGCTATCCCACTTGTATTCAGGTTTGCATATCTCTTTAGTATATTCGTTTAATACGCAGTAACATTTGGGTTCAATGGGCTTAACTTCCTCTTTAACAGTTACTATCTTTTCAGGTCTAAAGTACAAGATTACTGACGCCCCCAATATAAAGGTAATAAAGAACCACGTACCAATCCACATCTTAGGTTTCTTACTCTTTAATGGTTTCATTTCTATGTTATTCATGCAAAATCACCTCCACTTCTGCGAAGAACTTATCACAAGCCTTCTCAATTTCCATAAACTTCTTCTTCCCATACAACTCACTTAACTGATTCTTAATCTTCATCTGTTTCTCATAACTCAAGTCATCAAATCTTATAATAAAATAGTGCTTCATTTGTTTCTCCTCCAATCTTCACTGATATAGCCCATCTCATCCCTCGTAGCACGGTATAGTATTTCCGCTACACCACAGTTATCACATATTCTATGTGTATCGTCTTTATAAATCCATTCGTGGTTGTACCCAGTTTCATGGGTTACCCCTTTCCACCACAGAAAAGTCCATGGCGTATTTCTCTCAAAGTAGCACGGATTATTTTTCTTTTTCTTCATATAACCTCCTTAATTAAATACACTCAGTATCCTCATACTCCATTAAATCTCGTATTTTTTGCCACTCCCCCTTATCAATAAGTTCATTAGCAACATCTTCATCCATAATCCCTTCATTAACACAGTACTCAAGGTAGTCCACATACTCTTGGGTATCTAGGTCTAAATCTAAGTCCTGTTTGTCTATTGGCATATTTATATTTTCTATTTCCATGTTAAATCATCCCAAGCATATACGCTATGCTTCTAATTTCATACTCACCATACCCAGTTAATTGATAAACAATCACCCAGTCTTTATATAAGTCCATAAGTCTATGTGCAGTGGTTATCTTTGTATCTATTAAAGTTGTAATCATTAGAACATAAGAGCCAACTGTCTGACTCTAGCTATAACTTTGGCGACTCTTTTAACTTTCTTACTAACCTTCTTAGTTCTTGGATAAAATGTTGTCATTTTTAATCCTCCTTTAATTAACTACTAGATATACACTATCATATACTACTACACTTGTCAAGTGTTTATAGTAAGTAAATCAAGAAAATTGACACTTTCAAGCCTAAATCCACTAAATACCCTAAAAAATGAAGCCCTACAATCAATTCTAAGGCTCTAAAACTCATAAGCTGATATAAGTATCCCATCACACTACTACACTAACCAAGAGAATAGACACTCCCATTGCTTATACTGTCGTATCTGTTATAATAACGATATGCTACAAACTACTATAGAACAGAAGCAAAGGTTAAGAAGACTACAAAAGAATAGGTATAATCAATCTGATAAAGGCAAGGCAAGAACTAAAGCATGGGCAAAGAAGATAAGAGAAGATGTATTTAATCATTATGGTTCAGAATGTGTATGTTGTGGTGAAAGAACGCCTGAATTTTTATGCATAGACCATGCTAACAATGGCAGAGGAAATCCTGCTGATAGACATGGAACTTCTGGTGGACCGATGTTTTATGCATGGATTAAAAGGAATAATTACCCAGATGATTTACAGGTTTTATGTCATAACTGCAACATGGCTAAAGCATTATATGGAATATGTCCTCATCAGACAAGCCTAGAGTATACAGCTAAACTAATCAAAGAACATCACGCAAGGAACAAGGCTTATTAAATATAATAAAGCATAAAAATCAACACTCCCGAACACAACACATACCCATACCACATTATAAGTGTATTACATAAGATATAAGGTATGTAGTAAGTAGGTAGTGGTTCTCTTATATAACGTGCTTGTCTATCTAAAGTTGGGTATATGCACTGTTTGTATGCACTATAAGACTAGAATATATACATACATATGATTTAAGGCTCTATATCAACAGCACAACGTCGTATAATGCGTATTTAACGACGTTAAGGTAGGGGGGATAGGTATGTGATGTGCTTTCATTTAAAAAATATTTGTTTGCAAGCAACAGCAATCGCTTAATAAATTTTAGAACTAAAGGTATTGACATAAGTATGTATATGGTATATATTAAAGTATATGCAGTATATAAATATTAAGAACTTTCAGAAGGATTTCTTTAAGGTTGTTAAGGATTTACCTGTTACTATAACTAAATACGGGGTTCCGATGTATGTACTTACGAAAGTAGATACCGATGTTGCGCCAAAATTTTCTAAAAAAATTTCTAATAACAACCCCGCAATTAAACTAGCCGAGGCAGCCAACGCTGGTGCTGATTTTATTAGAAAGAACTATGCTTCGGTTCCCGTTACTACAGCAGAAATAGAAGATGTAGGCCCCGTGACTTTCCGTCTTTGTAAGACTAAGTTTTGTAATAATTCAGCAGAAGAGGGGTCTGACTTCTGTAAGGAGCATAAATAATGAGGTGCGTTGTTACAGGTTTTAAGGGATTTATTGGGGGGCACCTAGTTGAACGACTTTTAAGATTAGGGCACGAAGTTGTAGGTATTGATTTAGACGGCGTACCCAGTGTAGATATCTGTGATAAAGATAGAATTAACGACATCTTTGAGAACTACAAGCCAGATTTAGTTTTCCATTTAGCAGCCAACACTAACGTTCCCTTCTCCGTGGAAGACCCTTTATTTGACTTTCGTTCTTTAGAGGGGTCAATGAATATCATTTCTCAGGGGGTGCCAATTGTCTACGTTTCATCAGGATTTGTCTACGGCAACACAAAGAATCGCCCTACCAAAGAAGATGAGCCATTTCAAGTCACAGCACCTTACGGAATTGTTAAACACACGGTGGAGAGTTATCTGAAGTTCTACGGGGATGCTAAAGACCTTCCTTACGTCATCGTACGCCCTGCCACAGTCTATGGACCTCGTCAGGTCAAGGGGGCTATGGCTGACTACTTTGACAAACTTGAGTCAGGAGAACAAGCCATCATTTATGGGGAGAAAACTAGAGACTACCTTTATGTTGAGGACTTGATTGATGCCTTAATTCTTTTAATGGATAAATTAGACGGGGGGATATATAATGTTGGGACGGGGGTGGAAACTCCCTTGAATGACCTCTACTCCGAAATCGCAGAACTTTTAGGAAAGAAGGACAAGCCAATTAAAGGATACCCCAGAAGAGGAGAGTTGAACTTCTACAGCCTAGATTCATCAAAGCTGATGGCGTTAGGATGGAAACCAAAGTATAATTTACGAGAAGGATTAAAAAAATGTCTGCAAGAAAGAAAACAAAAGATAACCCATTTGGACTAACATATAAACAAGACCTTGTAGTAAGGGATGTAACCGAGAAGGTCAAACAAGGTAAAAATCCCGACATGCTAGGTTCGGTGGAGAGATTTTACGACGTTAAGAACCGTGCATCTGCAACACAGGTTCTAGTTAAGAATATGAAGAACTCAGACTTTAGAGGGGCACTTGTTCATAACCTTGTTGAGAAGAAGATTTTGGGGGCGGATAGTTTAACGGAAACAAGGCTTATTGAGGGACTTGACGCTACCAACGATAAAGGAAATGTAGACTACGATGCTAGACTCAAGTATATCCAAGAGGTCAACAAGGTGGCTGGAATTTATGCCCCAGAAATAAAGAAAAGCCTAAACCTTAATATAGATATGTCCGAAGACGAACTAGACTCCCACATAAGAGAGTTGCAAGAAGAACTTGACTAATGTCATGACAGAGAATAGAATTACGACATGGATAATTTTTTATGTGTAAAATGTAATAAGCCACTTATAACTATACCTATTTATAACGCCAAGAAGAATGACGCTTTCCCATCCTCCTTTCTCTTTTGTGAGAATAAGGATTGTGAGAGGCATGGACTTTTGACAGTTACATTCAAGTCTCATGTTGAAGATAAACGTAAGACAGTTTAATAGGAAGATGTATCTTTACTTAAAAGACCTTCCTATCATTGTTTATAATAAGAAGACGGGAATGTCGTTATTTGTAGTTTATCCAATTATCAAGGAAGGAAGTGATGTTGATGCGATTACTAAATCCAAACAAAGAAAAAGTAGAGTTTAGATGTGGAGGTCAGATTTACATATTTAAGCCAGGAGAGTCAAGGGAACTTGATGAGTACACAGCCAAACACGCCCTTGAAAGACAACATGCTCCTCTTGTAGTTCACACTCCAATGTTTGATAAAGATGTTCAGTTCTCGGACACAGTTTACTCAGAAATGCCGTGGAAGAAGTTAGTTCAAATGGCTTCAGCTAGAGGTTTATTTAAGATGGGGACTAAAAGAGCAGATGTAGAAAAGGCATTAGAAGACTATGATAAACTCAAAGGAAGAATTATACCGTTCCCTCTTAATTAAGAAGAAAGAAAAAGGATTAAAAGACCTTTACTTTTTTAATAAGTATATTCTGGAAACAGATAAAAGAAGGCAAGACCTTCTTGTTGACCATGTTCATGGAGAGTGGGCTTCTTGGTATAAAAATTCAACTAAAAGAATAAAGATGATTCTTGTTCCCCGTTCTACTTTTAAATCTACATTCTTCACTGTAGGAAGAACAATTCAAGCAATATGTCAAGATAGAAACAACAGAGTTCTTATTGCCAACGCTACTCTTGCCAATGCTCAGAAATTTGTAGGGGAGATGAAAGACCAAGTCAAGAGGAATGAAACTCTCAAGAAATTATATGGTGAGTTCTATGAACCTAAACTTAGATGGAATGAAGATGAGTTTGATGTTATGGGAAAAGGTCTTGGAAGCAAGGAAGCAAACGTCACGGCAGTGGGAGTGGGTGGAAATCTAGTTTCCCAGCACTATTCAATGATAGTTTGTGATGACTTAGTCAATAATGAGAACTCAGCAACCCGTTATCAGGCTGATAAGGTGATAGATTGGTGGAAAAAAGCTTTCTCTTTACTTGATTATAACGGGGAAATGTTGATTATAGGTACCCGTTGGTCATATTATGAGCTTTATTCATGGATTCAGGAGAAATTCAAGGACCAGATTGATGTGTATATACGTGGTGCATACAAAGATGATGGAAAACTCTACTTTCCAGAGCTTTTAAATGAGGAAAAACTCAAGGAATTGCGTGGTTTACAAGGTTCTTACATCTTTTGTAACCCAAAAGAAGCTCCTGTACTTATGTCTGATTGGACGTTCAAACCAATAAGTGAAGTTAAGGTTGGTGATGAGGTAGTTGGGTGGAAGGTAGGAGATTTTGGTAGGAGAACTTTATGCCCCTCAAAAGTTTTAGAGATGGGAAGTAGGATATCGGACATTGTTAAGATTAAAATGTCGTCTGGAAGAAAAATTAGATGTACGCCTAACCATAATTGGTACACAGCCAGATTAGACGCAACTCACAGGGAGTATAAACCAGCAGAGGTTGGTTCTAAACTAATGTTTATACTTAATCCCAACATACAGAATGAGGTATTAACAAGGGAACAGAAGGAACTGGCCTTGTGGTTTGGTGGGTTATATGATGGGGATGGAGGTTTTTGTGGAGATTCTATCCTTATGGCTCAAGATAGGGTGCATAACCCAGAAGTTTGTGAAAAGATAGAATATACATTAGATAAACTAGGTTTTAATTGGAGTCAACATACTAGAAAGCATAGTAAAGAGCCAGATAACAGAGGTATAAAACATTCTGTGGACATGCAAACGTATTGGTTAAATGGGGGACTTGAAGACAGGGTTAGGTTTCTAAATATATGTAAACCATCTAAAAAGATTAAAATAGCCCCAAAGATGTTTAGTAATGGGGGTAGGTTTATAAAGGAACGTGATAGAGTTGTTAGCATAGTTCCAGACGGACATGAAAAAGTGTACGCCCTGCAAACAGAGACGGGAAACTACGTTGTATGGGGGTATGCATCCTCTAATTCAGCCTTTTATCTTAATGACCCAGTAGATGAGAGCTCTGCTTTGATAAAAAAGAGCCAGATTAAGTATTACGGGGAGGGGGATGCCACACTTCCTGGCAATTTAAACGTTTTTGCGGTCTGTGACCCCGCTGTAAGTCAGGCAGAAACCGCAGATGAGTCTTCTATTATAGTAGTTGGTGTTGATACAGACGATAATTGGTGGATTTTAGAAACAAGAACTGGACAATGGACCACTTTTGAGCTTATTGAGCAATTATTTGCAGTTCATGAGCAGTGGAAGCCAATAACTATGACTTTAGAGGTCATAGGACAGGCACAGGGGATAATGCTTCCAATTCATGATGAAGAGGACAGAAGAAAGATATATTTACCTTTAGTTGAGATAACCTCACGCCCCCAGATAAAAAAGGAAATTAGAATCCGCTCAGTTCTTCAACCCCGCTTTGAAAGAGGTAAAGTCTTTATAAAAAGAGATATGTTTGACCTAGAGGAGCAGATAATTCACTTTCCACGAAGTAAAAGAGACGACATGATTGACGCTCTCACAGATGTTGAGGATATAGCCTTTGCAGCAAATTCTCCAGAAAGACCTTATAAAGAATCAGGAAGTAACCTACAGGATATATTAAATAAACAAAGTTTAGGAAAGGAAGAATATACAGACCCACTTGGATTGTGGGACTAATTCTTGTATACTTATCATATATGGAATACATATTGTTAGTCGTTATTTTTTTACAATTTGCGTATATAGTTTATTCCGACATTCAGAATAGAACAGAGAGAGAGGAGTTAATACTTAAGATAATGAGTAAAGACTTAAATGAGTACCTAGGAATTGATGAAGAGGTAGAAGACTCACCTAAAGAAGAGAGTGACCCTTTTATATCTGTTGAAGAAGCTGGTGTTGATAGAGTAGTAGGAGCAAAGGATAACTAATGATTGAAATAGAAGGAAAAAAGTGGGAAAAGTTGAAGGATGAGGAAAAGATTTCCTATTGCGAATCCCTTTTAAATGATGTAAAGAAATCCAGAGAGCCTTACGATTTAGAGTGGTATCAGAATCATAGATTTGAGAATGGTGACCACTACATGGCTTTAAATACAGTTACAGGTTCACTTGAAGCTAACCCTCCTAAGAAAAGAGGAGAGGTTAGAATGGTTATAAATAAAATCCGTTCTACAAAAAGAGCAATCCAGAATTACGTTACAAGAACTCAACCTAAGTGGGAAATTATCCCAGGAGATATAGATGAGGATACAATCAAGAATGCAAGAAGAATCGGAAAAACTATGGACTACCTTTATAGAAAACTTCACCTTGAACAGATGGTTACAGGTGTAATTGATACAGGACTTTCTACATCTATTGGTGTAGTTGAGGTTGACTGGGATGAAAATGCTGAAGGTGGTATTGGTGAGGTTCGTGTCAGAATGCATGACCCATTTGATGTTTGGTTTGATAAAAGAGCCTATCTTTATGCAGGTAGAATTGTAGGAAGGTTTGTAGCCAAGACAGTTGTTAAATCAGTAGAAGAAGTTAAAAATGATAAAAGATATGATGAAAAGGCAAGAAAAGAAGTTAAACCAGATGATGAAGTGGCAGCATCAAGACTTAAGGCTAAGATTTTAACAAAAGAAATGGGTTCCAATGAAACCTCCAAGATTCCTACAGTTACAGTAAAAGAATTTCATTTATGGGATGATGAGAAGAACTCTAAGAAGGGTCATATAAAGATTTTTACATACGCAGGAGATAAGGTTCTTTTAGAAGAAGATTCTCCAGATACAGAGTTTCCAATTTACTTCTACCAGATTTCTATGAACCCCCTAAAGGTTTATCAAAGAGCCTGGGTTACAGATGCAGTTCCACTAAACAAAGCTATAGATAGGTCTATTTCACAAAAGATAATGTATATGAATCAGGCTTTAGTTTATAGAATTATAGCTGATAAAGGACATGGGGCTGGGGTCATCTCAAATGAGATGGGAGAGGTTTTAGAAATAAATAAAGGTCGTAATTTTCAACAGATGATAATGAATCCACTCCCTGCTGGATATGACGCGGTTACAAATGAACTCAATGCTTATATAGAAGATATGCTTGGAGCACACGATGCTGCACTTGGTAGAATGCCAACAGGAGCTCGCTCAGGTAATACACTTGAAGCAATTCAAGCTGCTGATGCAAACAACTTAACAGGACTTACTCAATCACTTGAGTCTTTCTTATCAGTTGTTGGTGAAAGAATTTTAGATATAGTTTCCAAGAAGTATCAGGTGTCAAGAATCGTAAAGATTGCCGAACCCGAAGAAGGTGAAGAATATCTTAAGGTTATTGGTTCTGGTTCCAAACAAGCAGAAGGTATGAAAGAAGAAGGGGCAACAATAGTAACTGAGGATAATGAAGTGATAGTCAAGATTGGTTCTTGGTTAGGTCACACACTTGAGGCAAAGAGAGAAACAATGATGAAGCTTGCTGAGATGGGAGTGTTACCCGCAGAGGAAGTTTTAAGACAGTTTGAGTTCCCAAATGTTGAAGAGTTATCACAAAAAGCTAAAGACCAAAGAATGGAACAAAGTCAAGTTGATTTAGCTATTGCAGGTCATGCACAAGGTCAAGGAAATCAACAGCCACAAGGACCAGATATGGTAGCAATGGCGGATAAAGAGAATATGGCTATGGCACAAGGACAACAACTACCTCCGACAGAGGGTGCGGATATGGTGCATACACAGGCACATACTGACTTTGTACAATCAGACACATTTAAGCAACTGCCTAATGAAATTAAACAGATTTTTGTAGACCATATTCAAGGTGAAATGAACGCCCACATGGGAGGTCAGTCTTAATGCCTTTTAAGAAAGTTGGAAATAAGTATGTAAGCCCTAGTGGTAAGAAGTGGACTAAAAAGCAAGTAATAGCTTACCATGCTTCTAAAGGTACTTTTAGTAAAGCAAGACGTGGTAAAAGAGGTCGTTAAATATTAGCACTCAACATCCCCTATTGACAAAGTTATAATTTATTGTAATACTTATACTTGACCAAGCGAAAGCAGTCAAAAAATTATGGAAGAAACTAAAGACCAAGACCAACTCGGAACTCCAGTTGAGACAATCTCAAACGAGCAGCCCGCCGAGGAACAGTCGGAAACAACAAAAAGTGAAACGCCAGAAAAGGAACTCTTTGAGTTACCTGATGGTCGTAAGGTAGATTCTACTACCCTCTCTAAAGAGTGGAAAGAGAATTTCTATCCAGAGTTCACACGAAGGTCTCAAAAATTAGCGGAAATAGAACGCCAAAATGCGGAGACCGAGGCTAGGAATAAGAGAACGGCTGAAGAGTCGGTCTCTCAGAACAAGCTTTTAGAGAATGTTGACCCGACTGTAAGGGATGCTATCGTACAAATCGTATCCCCAGTAATACAAGAAGCTCTAGGTCAGAGAGATAAAGCTGAAGAACTTAAAAGAAGTAATGAGGCTTTTGATAAAAGACTTAACGATTTAGAGAAGAAGTATCCTGGGAAGTTTAACAAAATAGAAATTCTAAAAGCAATGCAAGACCCTGCCAATGAGATTTACGACCCTGAAGTTTTATATCAAAGACTTCATTGGGATACCTTTTTAGATGAGCAAATAAAAGCTGCTATGAAGGGTAAGTCAGGCGGAGTTGATACTGAGAGTACAAGTACAGAAGCACCAAAGGCACCTGGGGAAACAACACCCGCAAAGTCCTTTAGTGAAGCCACTAGGCGTGCAATAAGCCGTTTATAATATTTCCTAACCACAATTAAATAAGTTTTTAAGTCAGTAATTATTTTACTGAAAGAAGGTGAATATAAAATGGCAGCACAAATATTAAGTACATTTGACGCAGCGTTAAAAATTGACTACTTACCTGTAATAAGGGAGCAGTTAAATAACGCTGGAGTTCTATCCTCAAGGATAGAAAGAAACGAGAGAGATGTCTCAGGTAAACAATGGCAGATAACTACACATACATCCAGAAACTCTGGAGTAGGTTCAGGAACTGAAACAGGTTTACCAACAGCAGGGTATCAGTCTTATGCAAATCCTTACGGAAATGTGAAGTATACGAGAGGGAGAATATCCGTCTCGGGTCCAGTAATAGAAGCTAGTAAAGGAGATAAAGGAGCTATGGCAAGAGCCTTAGAGTCCGAAATCAAGGGAGTTACCGCCGACATGAAGAAAGAAGTAAATTACCAATTCTTCAATGACGGTACAGCAGTAAGAGCTTTAATTAACGGAGACCCAGGAACTGAGGTCACACTAACCCTTGATACTCCAGGAACTAGATGGTTATCTGAAGGGATGAAGGTAAGTATTATCGCCCCAGCAACGGGTGATATAACTACAAACGGTTCTAACCTAACTTTATCCAAAATCTTATCAGCCACATCAGCAGAATTGTCCGCAGCGGCAGATGCAGATGTAGCAGATAATGACTGGGTAATTAGATATGGGGCAAGAGCAGTTGGTGGAGGTTCACTAGCTAACAATCCTTCATACGAAATGATGGGATTAAAAGGTATCATTGATGATGGTACTTATGTAGACACCCTTCACAATATCTCAAGAACAACCTATCCTTATTGGAATTGTTCAACAAACTCTACCGATAGTAATAGTGGAACTTTAAGAGATATGACCCTAGACCTAATTCAGGCTTCTTTAACATCCGTTGAAGTCAATGGTGGGAAGACAAATCTTATTATATCTGACCATGCTTTAAGAGACGCTTATGCAGCTCTTGTAGTAGCAGATAAAAGATTCGTCAACACCATGAAACTAGATGGAGGTTGGACAGCACTTGAATACAACGGTATTCCATGGGTAGCTGATGGAGATTGTCCAGCAAACACTGTATTCTTCGTAGACACAGACCATTTGCAGATAATGCAGATGAGTGACTGGAACTGGATGGATAGAGATGGGGCAGTCTTGTCAAGAGTTTCAGGAGAAGATAGTTATGAAGCAGTCCTTTACTGGTATGCAGATTTAACTACAGATAAACCTAAAGCTCACGCTTTCCTTAGAGATGTACAATAATCTTTAAGCGTTTATTGAAACGTAAAATCAAGTATCCTCGCAAGAGGGGTTAACTATAAACATGTTGACCCTCTGCGAAAAACAGAGGGTCTTTTAATTAGAAGAAAGGAAGTGATTACATGATATATAGAAAAAATATAGACGAAAATGCAAGAGATACGTTTTTAATAACGGACCTTCAAGCATCGTCAATTGCCAGTAAGATAATAGGAATAGTACCTGTTAAATGCAAGCTTATAGGAGTGAAGGAAGTTCACGGAACAGCAGCAGGACAAACAGGAACTATAGGAATAGAAAGACTGCAGGGTGTGGAAACATCAGGTGCAGGAGACCAAGTAGTTGCAGTAAACGGTATTAACTTGGAGGGAACTGCTAATACAGTTCAATCAGGAACTATTGTTACAGCAGGGGATATAGATACCTTTGCGGCTGGGGATAGAGTTGGAGTAGAGTTAGCGGGAAACTCAGCTACCTGTGCAACAATGATTGTTGCTTGCTACTTTAGGCCTTGTGATTAAGTAATTAAGGTTAATTAGAAAGGGAGTGAATAAAAATTATGATAAAAACCAGAAATATAGCAGTTACGCATAGAGATACTTATCTCATTAGAGATTTTCAAGCATCTTCTATAGCTAATAAAATTATTGGTATTGTTCCTGTGGCTTCTGAACTTGTCAGTGTAAAAGAGGTTCACGGGACAGCAGGTACTGCTGAGGGCGCTGTAACTTTGTCGGTTGAGAGACTCAGACATGTTGAGACCTCTGGCCAGGGGAATACAGTTGTTAATGCAACCATAAACCTAAAAGGAACAGCTAATACAGTTCAGTCAGGAACCGTCGTTACAAACACTACGTATCCTTATCCAGAAAGAGAAAGAGGAATTAACTTCTTTAATGCTGGTGATAGGGTAGGGCTTGTTGTCACAGGTACTAATACATCTATAGCAAACATGATTGTTGAACTGGAGTTTAGACCGTTAGATGATAGACCATCTTATGTTGCATTAAGCCACTCAGTGAGTTCCTCAGCAAGTGCTTCTAAATCTGCTTCAGTATCGGCGTCTGTATCACAGAGTAGTTCAGTAAGTAGTTCAGTGAGTGCATCAACATCAAAGAGTTCTTCTGTAAGTTCTTCTTTGAGTATGTCAGTAAGCTCTTCGGTAAGTGCTTCTGAGTCAATTAGTGCATCGGTATCAATATCAGCTTCGGTAAGCTCTTCGATAAGTTCATCAGTATCAGCCTCAGTGTCAATTAGTGCTTCAAAGAGTGCCTCAGTAAGCTCTTCAATAAGTTCATCTATTAGTGCATCTTTTAGTGCGTCAATAAGTGCTTCATTAAGCTCTTCATTGTCCATTAGTGCATCTATTAGTGAGTCGGTAAGTGCTTCAGTAAGTGCATCGGCATAACATATAAACTCCCGTTGACATTAAGCGGGAGTTTAGTGTATATTCATATTGTCATGACACCTAAGAAGAAGGTAATGCTAAACATCTTAAACATTGGAACTATCCACGCAGGACTTGAAACTATGGTTATGCAATGGGCTAGAGAGTACAGTGATAGATATGAGTTTCAGTTGTTTTTACCTTCAGCACGCCCCATTCCTAATAACAGAAATCAAGTATGTAAGCAGTTTATAGAAGGAGATTGGGATATTCTCTTTATGTTTGATGAAGATAATCTTCCTATTGTTAATCCCTTTTCTATGTTAGACCACGATGTAGATGTTTGTGGGGGTGTATATCCTGGCAGATTTTCTAAGGGCTTTAACTTTCATGTATTTGACCTAGATAAAAAGAAGTACCCTAAAGAAATCTTCTTTAACTTTGTGCCCTCAGATAGAAGAGAGGGTTTGCAGAAGGTAGATGCAGTAGCCACAGGCTGTATAGCGATTAAACGCCATGTAATTGAGAAGATGTATAAGAAGAACTGGGCTCCGTTTGAAGAGTTATTTGATAAGTACGGAATTATGATTACATCTGATGATATGGCCTTTTGTCTTAAATGCATGAAACTTAACATCCCCGTCTATGCAGATTGGAATGTACTTGTTGACCACATGAAAGAGACCTCTCTACTTAAATGTGTGGAACTTATCTCAAGAGCCGCAACAAGTGGTAGGGCTGAAATAAATGTAGCAAATGAGGAAGACCTCCATGCCTAGTATTTTATATTATTCAGACTCCCAGTTAGATGAGAACATATCTAGCACTTGCATACAGTATATTGCTAAGAGTAATCTACCTGTAGTAAGTGTAACCAAAAAACCCTTAGATTTTGGTAAAAACATAATATCCACCACTCCTAAAAGCTACTTATCGTTATTTGAGGATATTTTAATGGGCCTAGAAGCCTCTACAAGCGATGTAATCTTCTTTGCCGAAGCTGATATCCTCTACCACGAAGACCACTGGAAATTCGTTCCTAAAGATAAAGACACTATATATTACAATGGAAATTACTGGCTTGTGAGAATTGATGATGGGTTTGCAGTTCATTACGATATGCACCCCCTATCAGGACTGTGTGCTTACAGAGAACCTCTTATAACTCATTACAAGGAAAGGGTTGAATATGTAAAAAAGAACGGATATAGTTCAAAGATAGGTTTTGAACCTTTCTCTCACAATAGGATAAAATGGAATAACAGGTTTAGGACGGAGTTGTTTTATCCAGAGTTTCCAAATATTGACCTATACCATGGTAAAAATTTAACCAGAAGAAAATGGGCTCCTCATAAGTTTGTAAATAAACCTAAGTTCTGGGAAGAAGGGACGGAAGTTCCTGGTTGGCCAGACCTACCGAATATCATACGGAATTTAAAGACCAAAAAGAATATATAAAAACACATAAGAAGATTGACCCCTCTCACTTCAATAAAGTGTCTGAAATAACACAGATTATTGACCTATTAAATAATGAGAAGGACAAGTACCTTGAAGATTTGATAAGAGATATAGCAGACGAACAATCTAAGTTTGGAGTTATCCCAATAGAACAAGTTAAGAAAGAACTTGAGAGAAGAAAGAAAACTCACATCTCTAATTACCTACACAAACCCCTAATCAAGATATAGTTGACACTCTTATTTTAATAAGATAATATAGGTGTCATGACAGAAACAATAAAAGATTCTCTTTCCGTAATTATTCCCGCCCGCAATGAGCCCTACCTGCAAAAAACGATTGACGAAATTTTCCTAAAAGCCAGAGGCCCCGCAACTGATGTGGTGGTAATTTGTGATGGATACTGGCCTAACCCACCGCTAAGGAATGATGATAGACTTCATATCATTCACAGAGGGGAAGCTAGAGGTCTAAGAGACGGTATAAACTCTGCAGTAGCATTGTCAAAGGCTGAACATATTTATAAACTTGACGCTCATTGTATGTTAGATGAAGGCTTTGATGTTAAGTTAATGGCTGACTGTGAAGCCAACTGGGTTGTTGTACCTAGAAGAAAAAGACTACTTGCAGAGACATGGGAACTAGAAATTCAAGAAGGAAGGCCTGACGTTGACTATATGTATCTGACCTA